TTAAAGACTTTCCCCTTCCTATATATTCATAATGTTGTAATCCATGTGTTTCAATAATTATATTTTGATTGTTTAAATAAAAATCATATTTTTTGTTTTTTGCCCAAGTAAATATTTTTTGTGTCACATATTCAAGTTGCAATTGATTTAAAATTGCTCTAGCAAATTTTTCAGGGATAGAAATATTATCTGAACAATTGCCACAAGATAATCCGTTTCTTGTTAATTGCTCCATTGGCATTTCTTTTTCTGTCCCACATTTATCACATATTAAATTCACCATTTTACTACTATGTATAGGATATAATCTTATATCTTCTTTATTTTTAAAATATTTTATTAAATCTGGTCTTTGAATTTCTATACTATTACCTTCCCATACAATATTAGCCGTGTTTGTGCAAAAATAACAAGTTGGATGTTTTTTAAAATCACACCAAGCTTTTTTAAATTCCCCATGAATATTACATATAAAAGTCATCGGTTCAATTGCATTTTTATAAGTTTGTTCAAAATCAACCTGAATATTTTTAGAAACTCCGTTTAATTTACACCAATTTTGAATATTGATTAAAGTAAATGGATTTGATGAATGGAAGAATCTTGGTGATGTTCCAGATTTTAAATTAGACAACCTAGCTCTAACAATATATCCGTCTTGATCAACACATGCTACTGAACTTGAATATTTTATAAAATCAAATTCATTATATAATTTTAAACCATAATTTTTTAACATTAATTTTAATGTGTTTTGATCTGTTTTTATTTTATTAATACTTCCTTTCTAGTTTATTTTACTTATACAATTCTTCTATGCTTAGACATGAATTTAAATATTTTCCAATGTTTATCTGCTGGCGATTCTTTTTCTTTCAATAAATCCCATTCATCAAAAATATAACTACATTTTCTTATGTATTTAAATCTTTTGCATTCATTCAACACATAATCTAAGTTTATATCTTTGTCATAACAAATAACTATTTCAACATTCAGTCCTATCAATATTTTTATTTGTTCACTACTTAAACAATGCGAACCTATAGCAACTGCATTTTTTATTCCCCTTGAATGTAGTTTTAATACAGATTTTTCGCTCTCAAGCACATAAACAAGTTCAGAATTAATAATATTTTTATAATTCTGCTGTAATCCATAAATATGTAAACTTTTAGGAAATGCTTTTAGTGGTAAATATTTTGGAATATTTAATATGTCACACTGTTCACTACTTAATATTGACCTCCCCATCACACCCACAATATCATTTTCTGTACCAGACCAATAGTGCCAAGGAATTACTATTCTATTTTTTTTAAAACTGTAGCCGATGCTAAAGGCCTCACAGGTAAAAGGTAATATTCCTTCTCTAATCCAATTAATATGGGGTAAAGGAGTATATTCTTCTATTATTGTACTATCATAGATTTCAATATCTTGGATATTAACAGAGTTTCTTTTACGTTTAATCTTTTTAAAAATTTCTAATGGATCGGACTTATTCTCTTCTTGTTTGTTAATTTTTTTATTGTTTTTATATTGATATTTTAATTTAAGTAGTTTATGTAGATGTTTATTCGCTTCTACAAAAGAAATATTTTTAATTGTCATTACAAGTGTAATTATATCACCACGAATAATTTCACCGCCAGATTGAAATATTTTAGTTTTTAAAGTATCTTTTTTAATTGCTATACTTGTTTTATTCTTATGTCCTGGCAATCCACAGCGATATTCGGTTGTGTATAATTTCAAGTCATGACAACCCAAATCATCTAGAACTTTTTGTATTAAATTTTGATCTATAATATGTTGGATTAATTCTATTGCTGTCACAACTTAAATATCACCACCTCCTACCAATCAATTCGATAATCCATAAATATCACGCATATTGGTTTTTGTATACTCGTCTACATTTATATCTTTATATTTTTCTTTTAATTCTTCATATCTAATAGAATATTCTTTAAATAAATATAATTCAGCGATTTCTCGATATAATATAGCATCATCTATATTAATGAAACGACCTAGATTAAATTGTTTCCTATTTTTTTTAATAAAAGCCAACCATTTATTACTTTTCTCGTGCCAGCATACACCTTTAGCACCTGATGTATTATTAATAGAATCTAAAGTATTACAAGAATTCTGACTCTGGTTACATATTCTAAGATTTATTTTCTGATTATTATAAACTTTATGGTCAATATGGTCTATCACTTCATCTGGTTGTGGTTCCATCAATAATCTATGTAATAATATTGGTTTATCGCTAGTGTTAGATATCAAATATCCATCTATATTTTTATACCAACAATAATTTTTAATTTTATCATAGTCATTTAAATCAAACCAAAATTCTTCATTTTTTAATGTATAACCAACACCATACCCACCAGATAAATCATATGTATTATATTTTTTGTTGTTTTCTCCAATATTTTTAGTTATTTCTTTTTGTAAGCACCCACAAGATTTGGTATTCCCGTTTTTTAAGTTGTCACTTCTCACTACTATTATATTTCCACAATCACATAAGCATTCATATATTATTCGGTTCTTTTGATTTTCTACTTTCTTTATAATTGTTAATTTTCCATATTTTCTGCCAGTTATATCTATAAATTTAGATATTTTTAATTCCCTCTTTCAATTTATAATTACCAATCTTGATGTATATTGCATATCCCTATTTCTTTATAAACATTTAAAGACAAGTCATATTCAGCTATAATTTGAAATAAATTTGTAGCACCGAATCTATTCTTTGTTATAAAAATTATAATATAGTGTTTATCTTTGCTTAATTTAAAAGGTATTTTTGTGAGATTCCGTTTCCCTTCAAGTCTATATCCTTTAATCTCATTCTTACCATTCTCAAATTCATCCTCGAATGGCTGTCTAATCATAAGATTAACTGACATAACATCTACGATTGATTTTGCTAACCCAATTTCATTATTAGTATAATACCTTTGCTTAGTCGCAATCTTACCTAACTGATAAGTAACAATAAGACATACATTTTTAGCACTTGGTTTTATTACATCATAAAGTTTGACTAAATCTCTTTGCATTTCTAACCATGTTTTATCTGAGGTACTATCTGCGTTTTCTTTTAAAGTATCAATACAAAAATATTTTACTTCACCTAACGCTGAATACTTTTTAATGATTTTTATTGCCATATCTGTTGTATATTTTTCTAATGGAATTATAGTAATGTTTTTATGTTCTTTTTTTTCTTCAATCCATTTGGCACATTTTCTAAATAACTCCATAGTTTTCTCATCATAATTGCCATCTCTTAACACATATTTCTGTATGTTTTCTTTATAAATATTGTTAGCTACCCATATAATCATTTCTTTTTGAATCTTTGTTTGATCTTCTTCATTGATAATAAAAACTATTTTTTCATTATGTTCTAAAATAGAAGGGAAAAGCCAATTAATTGCCGTAGTTGATTTACCTGCTCCAGAAAGCCCCCCTAATCCAATAATATTTCCCAAATTTAATCCAGCTATTTCTTTATTTAATATTGTGCAATTATGCAATGGTAATCCAATATTATTACCTTTATTTAATTCATCAATTAATTCATTAAGTCCGTGGCAAGCATTGTAACTCTGAACATCATTGTCAATATTGAGGAATATATGATTCAACTGCGCTTCATAAAGATCATAAATATCTTCTACATTCATATCAACAAATTGTTTGATCTTATCATACACAGGAAATCTTCTTGCAAGTAATTGTAAAACCGCATTCCATTTATTTAATTCGTTAATATAACCACTTATATTTTCAACATTAACATATTCTTTAGACTTATCAATGGTATCATAACCACCGTATTCATCGTATTTTTGTTTAAGTTTAGGATGTTTCTCAAGATACAATCCAACAGTGATATCATCTAAAGATTTTTTACCTTCTTTTATAATGATGTCATATCCTATTTGCCAATACACTCTCCAGATATTACTACTAAAACTTTTTAAATTCAATTTATCATATGTAAAATATAATTCAGGATTTTTGTATAAAATACTTACTATATTTGCCTCACAAGCAAGTTTGTATTCTTGTACTTTCTTACTACTTTTGATTAATTCTATTTCAAGTGGGGTTAATTCTTCTTTCTTTTTTTCTGCCATTTAGCCACCATCCGTTACCACAATTCTTTTAGTTCACCATTCACCTTTTTATCATTTATTTTATTTTTATATTCTGCACCTTCATGAGTTATATTTGTAAGATCAATCTTTTCAATTTTTTCTTCAGATTTTACTTTTCGTTGTAACCTATTAACTACATCGTTAATATCTTTTTCAATTATCAACATTATAGTATTGAATTTGTGTTGTTCATTTTGAAATTTAGATGATTTAACTATTTCCTTTAATTTCATTTTATTAATTTTGAAAGTGTATAATATTTGTTTATATTCATATTTAGCCATAGATTTAATACGATTATTTGCCATAAACTTACCTTCAGATAATCCTTTTAACCGTAAAATCATATATTTAGGTAATGATTGATTTGTGTATTCAAATATATCCTTTTTTATGTATTGATAAAGTTCATCAAAACTTTCTTTTTCTTCTTGTGTCATTTTTGCCATACTTTATAATCCACCTACTTTATTATTTTAAAGAATAAGAGGGGTTATACCCCTCTATTTAATTTAAACTAAACTGTCTTAACAAATTCAACAAACTCTTGTAATTTATTAATATCAGCAGAATCTAATTCTTTGGCTGATAATTCTAATTCTTTCATTTTCTTAGTTATTTTAGAAACCTTTTCTTTATCTTTTTCACTTACTATTACTGCCATTAATTCTTTAAATTCACTTATTAAATTTTCTCTTAATTCTACTTCATTCTTTCGTTGTATCTCTTCTTTTTTCTTAGTAGCGATTTCTTCTACAACTTTATTTTTTTTAATATCTTGCTCTTGCTTTGTTTCTTCGATAGATTTCTTATCAGGTTGTTTCTCATGCTCAATTTTAATAGCATCTTCAATGGCCTTAATAAATTCATCTGAATCAAAAACTATTGAATCAATAATTCCAGAGAATCTTGATTTAGAATCGATATTAAAATTATCATCTCTAAAAGTAATCTTTCTAATTTCATTACTTACCTTCCCCTGAATCTTGTCTTTACCATTGAAATCTTTCTTGCCAGTTTTCTCTTGAATTATTTCTCTGTCAATACTCGCAACACCTAATATATGTAACTTTGTTTTGAGTGCATTGAAATAATTATATTGCATGTTTGTGGTTAAAATATCATAATCCATTCCAGACACAGGATCATTCATTGTTCTTTTCTTTGTATGCCCAACTAAAAACATGGCAATCCCTACTTTTTTAAGTTCCCACATTCTTTCCATGATTAAATCTATTGTATATTTTTCACCTTCGCCATAACCACCCCACGCTTGTTTAATGGTTTTAGCTTCTCTCTTTTCCTTCTTGCTAGGATTTTCTCTTACTTCTTTATTATAAAGTCTTATTGCTTCTGGTTCTGATATTCTGATTAATTCATCTATTGTATCCCATATAATAACCTTTAAGTCCTTATAATCTGTAAGTTTATTTTCAATTATATCTTCTGTGAATTCATCAAAAGTATCCCAATCAGGAATATCTTCATAAATCGCACCAGCGATTGCATCTATACCATCTTCACGACCCACGTTTGCGATGATATATCCATCTTCTCCTACGAGTTTTTCACATACTTCTTTTGCAAGAGTTGTTTTTCCTATGCCAGATTCTCCTAGAAGGCCAGTATTATAAGCAAGTGGATCAATTTTAATTACGTTTTTCTTACCAAATTTCCTCAATTATATACTCCTTTCATACTTAACACATCTTTAATTTAAACAAAGGGTGAGATTAATCACCCTTTAAATTAGTTATTTAAAAAGGTATTTCATCTAGTAAAGCATCTAAATCATCTAAACTATATTCTTTAGTTTCATCATCACTCTTAGATGAAGCTTTATCATTACTCTTTTTACTATTTTTATCATCGTCTTCTTCATCTTCATCATCGTTCTTAATTAATTGACTCAAAAATACTAAATCATCAAATTTATATTTATCATCTGTTCGCATAATAACAGGCGTTTTTTCATCACCTTCACCAACAATTCTAATAACAGGTTTCTTAATAACCATTTTCTTTTCTCTTGTATTTCCAACTGCACATTTAGCAAGAGCCTCTTCTTCTGTATATGCGCCCAATTCAATTAACTCTCTAATATCTTCTGGAACATCGTCAAGAGTAATATTAATTTTTGCTTGACCTTCAACAATATTTCCTTCGACCATAATTTCGTTAATATTATCTTTCTTTGCCTTAAATAATTTATTAAGAAGTTTTGTCCCTTTTTCTATTTCGGTTTCAGCAACTTCAAATTGGAATATTTTTGTAAATACTACATTCTGTTTAATTTCTTGTTTGCTTGCACCATATTTACCAACATAATCCACTGTGTATGCCGTAATTGGGAATGCTCCAATTTCTTTATCGTACTTACCAATACTATCTTTATCGACAAGAATAGTTTGCTGGAATGTCGCTGAATATTTAGAAACATTATCTGCTTTAGATAAGAATACAGAATTCACTTCTTTTTTAAGTTGAGTATTTCCTTGATATTCAGAATACTTTAAATTACCTTTAACATTAATCACTGTATCTTTTTCAAGATGTTCTTGAATATATGCAATTGCATCATAAGAAGATAAGAATTTCTTTATAAATGTCTTATCTTTTGCATCCTTTTCAAGTCCTACAGTAATAAAACATTGCTTACCAACTTGATTAATTATATCTTCATCAAATCTATCATCCCAATCAATGGTAAATCTGTTTTCATAATCATCTACTTCTTTACCATTATCATCTTTCTTACCATGAACATAAATTACAGAATCATTAACACTGCTGTAACCACCCATCATGTCGCAATAAACGGTATTACCATTGCCACAATCTACTCCAAGATTCATATTATTATAAATCCATCCTGAGTTAGATTCTTCATCAATCTTAAAAGTGTAGTCATTAATTTTTGCCTCACCTATTAATTGAAATTGGGAACTACCTTTTTTAAGAATTGTATTTTCTTTTTCTTTTGCCATATATTATGTATTTCCTCCTATTTTTATTTTTTTATCTTTTTACTTCAACATCAAAATTAAATTCTAAACATTTTCTGCTTGCTAAATAATCACACCAATGAACAAAGTTTTGTATTTTAGTTTTAGGTCTTGGGAGTACATCTCTTTTTGTTTTAAAATCCTTCGTCCATTGTCCCATATGGGATTCAATACATCCTGTAATTATATTTAAGGTATTTTTATCAAGATTTTCTCTTAGTTCAGAATCGTCTTTTATAAACTTAGTAATAACTAGTGGATGTTCTGTTACGGTATGTTTACTCTTATTAAGTCCAGATTTACAACCGTCATGTAATATCAGGGATGCAATTATTATATCTTTTTCTTCTTCAGTGTATTTAAACAAATCTACTCTAAATAATTCAATTGCAATTCTTACTGCCGCTTTAGTATGACGAACTAAACCACCATCCCCTAAAGCATAACTGGGATGATATTTACCTGTTGAACTAGCTGGTATCGAGAAAAAATATTCAGGTAATTTATTTAATGTTATTTCAGTAAAATTACGAATATTAGGATTTAATATGTAATCTAGTTCAATTTTAAATATTTCTAATCTATCCACTTATAATAATTATTCCTCCTATTTTTATTTTATATTTATAATTTAATCTTCGTTATCACTATCAACCAATTTTAAACTACCTTCACTCATTGCAACCACAGGCCATATCTGCTCACAGACTTTTTCTGCTGAGAAAATTTGTACCTTTAACTTCTCATCTTTAGAAGCAAACTTAGTTACTATCCCCTTAATAACTTCTGCGGTAGACTCAACGACAAATTCAACACTGTCTCCTTCTTTAATAGTAACAATATTTCCTTCATCCGTTTCTACCTGAATTGATTTATAAGGATTTTCGATGATACTAATCAATTTATGTATTTCCTCCTTTCTTCAATATTTGAATACAATCGATTATATTTTAAATAAATAAATTATTTATTTAACCTAAATTAATAAAGTTTACCCTAAATCATGACCAAATTTGTTTTTTATCATGTTTTTGTAAGAATCCCAATATATTGGGATTTGTTGATAGTGGTTAATCCCTGTATAATGGCATTATAATTAATATTCTTAAGCTTTTCGGTAATTTTATTATACTATTTTATGTATATAAAGTCAAATATTTATTTTACACTTTTGTTTATTTCTTAAATATAATAACTGGTTCTGAAGAAACTGATTTTGTTTTTACTCCCATTCTATTTTGTAAAGCAAAATCTTTTATCTCTTGTAATTTGAATCCTATTTTTTCAGCAATCTCTATTGTTGGTTCTTTAAGTGGATACATTTTATTTTTAATCTTAACATCTGCAATATTAATTATATTCAAACTACCATCTTTTAAAGAATTATATTGAAATTCTATCATTGGTTGTAAAAATCCACTAATCCATTCTTCATAAGTTTTATATCTATTATGAGATTGAGTATTTTCATCAGCATAAAATTCTTTACAAAAATAAGGTGGAGAAGTAAAG